TGCGGCCTGCCTCAGTCGAGCAGCGCATAAACGACGGCGCTTGATGCGGCTCTTGGCGAGGGCGGGATAGACCGTGGGAAGGGGTTGCGGGTTGTTTTTCATGTCGCAGACGATGCGAAATTAAGCCCTCCAGTGTCAAGCCCAGCGACGATCAAAAAACGCCCAAAAGCCTCTACAGCGCTAGAATGGTCAATATGTTTTTGCGGGTCACAGCCGGGTCAGGCCAATTTGCGCACTAAACAATATCAAGACGTTGCGAGAGTGCTGGTGGGTCAAATGCAGAGCCTCTTGACAGGATTGGCAGAAATATGCGTTTTTTGCGCCTCGCGCGCGCGCAGACGCTAAACCTTGAAAAGCCGCTGGTTAGGCGCGCTTGGAGGGCCGAAGCGCCCGACTTAGCAAGCCTCTAGCTAACCGGATAAAGCGCAGCTCACCCGCGCGCGTATACGCGCCCGCCCGCACCGACCCGCATTTGACCCGGAAAATGAGCAAAACCGGCTTTGGTGGTTAGTTCGGAGCGTGAGTTGCCCCCTGACCCTGAAGGGCGGCTCCTCAAACCCCGCCTATCAGGGGGCAACTCACTTCCTCGGCGGGTGTAAGCGCCCAGCGGTGGATCGTACGATGGCGTTCCGCGCCGCCGCCGCGGCGACCGCGTTCCGCGCCGAACCGTCCCCTATCCCGCATTTTGCTATGACGGCTCATGTGACGGTCTTTGCGCCGTCGCCGATGGATAACATCGAGCTATATCAATGGAATAGGCGTCTCGTTGACAATGTTCGGTCTATTGTTCGTTGATGTTTCTGGTTTGTTCTCACCTCGACCCGCTGGTGGCATGGGGGTGGGTGGGGTCAGAGCGCTTGACCATCCGCCGATCGGCAGCCGCCCACCATAAACCGAGGGGGGGGGAGCCCCTGCCGCGTTCCTTGTCATTGTCAGCCCCTCCGCTAATATGCGTCTCGCTTTCGGCGTGATAACAAACACTGGTCGTACAATGGTTCGTCGTGTTCTTAAGATTGGGCGGCGGCATGTGAGGCCAGCGCCGCAGTGGGACATGTTGGACCCATGTTTGGACATCGCTGGTGTTAAGCCAGCGCTGCGACCATTATCGTCGGTTGAGTTATTAGCTGCGGCCAGCGCTGGTCGTGGGGATTACAGTCCGCTGGATTATTCGCGGGGGCCGCGTGGTCGGACGCCGAGCCCGGAGGCCAGAGCGATCGTTGCCCGCATGGCTGGTTTTGGTTTTAGCGTTCCGAAGATCAGCCGTTTGACTGGTTATCGCCCCTCCACCTTGTACCGCGCGTTTCGGGAGGAGCTGACGACTGCCGCCGATCTTAGAGACCTCGACGTTGTCGAGTCAGCGTTCAATCAGGCGGTTGGGGGCCCTGACAGGAACTATCGGCATGCGGACGCGAGCATGACGCGGTTTTGGTTAGGGCAGCGTTTGGGGTGGAAGCAGCCGACGGTTTATGATCAGGCGCGGAACAAGGTCGAGATTGATTTAGACCGGCTGTCTGATGAGGAACTTCATGAGCTTGATCGAATCATTGGCCGGGCGAGTGACGGCGAGACAGGTGAAGGAGGCGCTGAGGCGTAGGGCCAGCGACCAGCAGGCTCGGAACCTTGACCGCTCGATCCCGGCGGTTCGGGCTCGGTGCGAGCGTTCCCTGTACGCCTTCGTTCGTGAGGCGTGGCATGTTTTGGAGCCAGCGACGCCGTTTGTGGACAACTGGCATTTGGAGGCGGTGTGCGCGCACTTAGAGGCGGTAAGCGACGGGCGTATAACCCGGCTGCTGATCAACATCCCGCCGGGCTCGATGAAGTCTTTGCTCGTATCGAGTTTTTGGCCCGCATGGGAGTGGGGGCCACGGTCGATGATGTCCTTGCGTTACTTGACGACCAGTTTCGCGGAGATCGCCGTTGGACGCGACTGCCGTCGGATGAGAGATCTGATTTTATCCGACTGGTATCAGAAGCATTGGCCCGACGTTGTTTTGAAAAGGGTGGGCGAGTTTTCCTTCGAAAACAGTATGACGGGAAGCCGCGACGGGATTCCGTTCGGCAGCCTGACCAGCAAAAGAGGCGACCGTCTGATCATTGACGATCCGCACAGTGTGATCAAGGCCGAGAGCAAGATGGAGCGTCTGACGACGGTTCGGAAGTTTCGCGAGGGGGCGATCAACCGTCTGAATGATCAGAAGCGCTCGGCGATTGTTGTGGTGATGCAGCGGCTGCACTCGGGCGACATTGCTGGCGAGATCATGGATACGGGGATGGGCTATGTCTGTCTCGTTCTACCGATGGAGTACGAAAGTGGACGGCACTGTTCGACTGAGCTGGGGTTTTCAGATCCACGGACCCAAGAGGGCGAGCTACTGTGTCCTCTCCGCTGGGACCGCAACGTCTGCGACGACCTCAAGCGGGACATGGGTCCGGTTGGATGGGCCAGTCAGTACCAGCAGCGTCCCGTTCCGCGCGGCGGCGGGATCTTGCCTTATAACGGATGGACCTACTGGTCGAAATCCACATCGCTGATTTATGGCCGCTCGGAAAACCAGTTCCCCGAGATGGATTATATCTTAGGCATCCTCGATACCGCTTATGGCGAGAAGCAGGAGAATGACTATAGCGCGTTTGTGGTCTTGGGGACGTGGGTCAACCTCTATAGCCAGCCGCAAGTGATGGTGATGCATGTTTGGCGCAAGCGGCTGAAGTTCCATGATTTGGTCGAGGAGCTGATCAAGAGCGCGGAGAAGTACCGTTGCGATCGGGTGCTGGTGGAGAACAAGGCGAGCGGCATCAGCATTTTCCAAGAGGTGGTGCGGCTGACGCGCGATGAATCCTTTGCAATTCAGTTAATTGACCCTAAAGGCGAAGATAAAGAAGCCCGCGCGAATAGTGTATCTCACTTCCTTGGAGAAGAGCGCGATGACGGGACGAGGAGAGAGGGTTTAGTATGGGTTCCATGCGTGACGCAACCCGATGGAGGTGTGTGGCCGCGGGCGTGGGCAGAGTTGTTAATGGGAGAAGCGGCAGACTTTCCCAAGGGGAAGTCCGATGATATGGTTGATGCGTTTGTTCATGGCCTTCGTTTCTTGCGGCTCAGAGGGTTAGTACGCAGGACGCGCGAGGTTGAGGTTGAGGTAGAGAGCGCGTTACGCGACCCCGGAACCGGACTCGCTCCGTTATACCCTACTTAGACCATGAGGAGGCGCGTTCGTGCCGATTTATGAGAACGAGCGGAGCTTGAGGCACCGCGATCAGGTGCTGGCGGCGCTGCATGCCTGTTGGCCGTTGTGGCGGTTTCACGCGGAAAAGCAGGGTCCGACGCCGCTTGACGGGTGGTTCGGCGATGGCAAGGGGATGATTCGCGGGGTCGAGGTCAAGCGGCGCGAAGACAGATATGGCATGACGTTGAAGCCGATCTGCGACGAGGGTTACATGATCGACGTCGCCAAGATCGTGCGCGGATTGCGCGAAGCGGCGGAGAGGGGAGCGAGGCTGACGTTGGCGGTCGATCTCTTCGACGGCTTGTGGGTGACGACGATGGACAAGACCCCGGACTGGCCGATCGACATCGGCGGGCGGCGCGACCGCAACGATCCTAACGACATCGGTCCCTGCTACTTTATCCCGACGTCAGTGTTCATCCGCCTCGGCGCCAGCGTGACCCGGTGAGCGCGTGGCTGGAGATATGACCGCCGTCATCGCCCGGTCGCGATAATTCTACAGAATCCATCTTGACAGCCTGTCGCACACTCTGCGACAGTGTCGAATGCCGCTCACCCGGCGTTCCAGCCCCGTCTTTGCTCGCACGCTTTGGCATGGGTTGGCGTCTTTGGTCGCAAATTGGCATGGACTGAAGTGACGAAAGTCGGGTGGCGGGGGGAGGCGGGCGTGACCGCGCAAGCCTCCCCGAGCTTCTTAGGGGAAAAGGGTGACATCCATGAAAAGATTACTTTTGACGACCGCGCTTCTCGGCGCGATCGGGGCAAGCCCGGCGTGGGCGGCCAATACGGCGCTGACGTTGTGGAACTCGACCAATCCGGGCGGGTCCGAAACGGCGATCGGCACCGACTCTGCAATCATCTCCGGGTCCAATCTCGGCGGGATTACCATCACCACCAGCGGCTCGACGCGGCAGACCGTTCCGAACAACTCGCTGACCGAGTCGAATCTGTTCATCACCAACACCACCGGGAGCGTCCAGACATTGGACATCATCTCGGGGGCGAACGGGTATCTTGGCCCCTCGAACCTGTTCAACGCGAGCGCCACTGTTCTGATCGCGACGGGCAGCGCCGAGTTGACGGGTTCGTTCTTCGTTGACAACGCCAACACGCTGAATGGCCAGAACACCGGCCCAGTGGTCGGCGCCATGATCGGCCCGATGTTCGACTCGGGGCTTCTGACCGGGCCGTTCTCGTTCTCGGCGAACAGCCCCGGCGTGTCGTTCTTGGCGAACAGCCCTTATGGCATGGCTGAGAGCCTGCAATTGACGTTGCAGCCGGGCGCGTTTGTTGGCGTGCAGTCGATTTCGATGGACGCCACGAACGCGGTTCCCGAGCCCAGCACATGGGTGATGATGGGCGGCGGGTTCGCGCTCCTCGCCGCGCTCGGGTTGCGTAAGCGTCGCCAGCCGCGTTTCGCTGTCTGAGACCCCTCAAGGATAGCGGAAGGAAGGGGAGGGCGAACATACCCGTTAAGCCCTCCCCGACTTGCTACGAGATTCGCTGTCTAAGCAGTCCCCCTGTAGCGCAGCGGATGGAAGGGGGAGGGGAACAGACTACCGCAAGTTGTCTCCCGTCCCCTCCCCTGACCGCTTGAACCCAAAGGATTAAACCCAATGAAAAAGCTTTGTCTCGCCACCGCGCTATGCGCGCTCGCCGCTCCCGCTTATGCGCAAACCGCCTGCACCACCGACGCCAGCGGCAACACCATCTGCGATCCGACCAGCTTCCACGTCACCAGCGGAACCGCGACCGGCAGCGATCCGGTGCTGCTCAATGACGCCAACACCTTCACAATCACCGAGGTCGGCAATCACTCGATCAACGATCCGATCCGGGTGTTTTTCATCGATCCGCTCGGCACGGCTTTGCCGACCATCACCGGAGCGACCGGGGTTGGCCCGCTGGGCTCGTTCACCCTTGGCCCGACATCGGTGTTCACCGCGCAGGCGTTCGACTCGACCAATGGCCTGTTCGATGGCCCGGTGGTGACCCTCGCCGCTGGCCAGAAGTTCGGTGACCAGATCGGGCTCGGCGACAACAGCGTAAGCTTCGCCAACATCAAGACCGAGTATGATCTGCTTGGGCTGACCGTGCCGACCACGTTCCAAATCGAAGAGGCCACGTTCAACGTGCCCGGTGGCGGGTTCAACAGCGATCTCGACAGCCTGACCGTCAACGGCGCGTTCAGCCTTGGCACGATCATCGCGCCGCTCGCCGTCGATATCACGCTCAAGAACAACGGCAAGCTCGACATCACCGCGTTCGACACCTCGTGGACCAACGCCGCCTTCGTCAACACCACGTCGATCCCCGGAACGCCGGAGCCCTCGACGTGGGCAATGCTCATTGCTGGCTTCGGCTTGCTCGGCCTCGTCGGCTGGAAGAAGCGCGGCGCGCGTCTCGCAATCTGAGCGGTGGTCCCCCGCCGCTTTGATCGTCCGTGAGTTTTCGGCTCCGTTAAGCAGGTGGACGTTAACAGGGTGCTAAACGGGCA